AAGGGATGACCCCCAATTCGCGGCGGTCATCGAACGCCGGCGTACTGCCAGGACCCGGCCAAGGCGGATCAGCGACAATCGTTTTGAACTTCTGTTTTTTTTGGGGCATGTTGCAATCGATCTGGTTGAGTTGAAATCGGCTTCAGGCGATTTTCAGACCGTCGGCGCGTGCGCGGGCCGGTCCGGGTAGTTCGTCGAGATGGGGAGCGGGAACCACGGGTGGTTGCTCCGGTTCGGCCGGCACATGCTCTATGAACAGCGTGATGCCGTGGCGTGCGCAAACGGCCTGGCAGCGGTGAATGAACCGGGCTTCCTTCTTCATGTCGGTTACCAGTAGCAGCACCCCAGGGCGCCTGCCGGTCACCAGGGCGTAGTATAGCGCCTGCCCGATCGCTTCCGGCCACTTTCTGCACCAGTCGACTTCGATGGCGTGTGTGGCGTTCAGCAGATCGACGCGTGTTGCGTCCCACAGGCGGACTTCGGTGGCGGCCCGGTACTTGGCCGCCAGCCGCTCACACTCTGCGCGTTCATCCGCCGCGGCTTCAGCAACGCAAACCAATGCTGCAACGCATGCAAGAATCGTGTTCAATTTCATTCCTGGTTCTCCCGGTAAAATTTGCCCGCCGCATAATTCCAGGCGGTCGAGGCGATATAATCCAGCCCGCGCACGGGCTTGTAGCCGATCACTTGCGCCGCGCTTTCGTTGTTGCTGGTAATGCAGCAAATTTCGCTTTCCCGGGCCGCCTGTGAGCGTGTGCGCAGCGGACGGCCTGCGGCATTAGCAATAATTCCGGCCATGCGGTCGATGGTCACCGAATTGCCTTCTCTGCCACCGATGTTCAGATTGATAGCCCGGTCAGCTTTTCCGCTGGCCAGCAGCTCGGCCGCCTGGCGGAAAGCTTCGGCGGCGTCTTCCACATGCACGAAGTCGCGTTGAATGAAGCCGCCGGTGCGATGGTACCGGATTGTCGCGGGTTCATCGTGCAGCAGGTTGTCGATTACCTGCGGTACGAACCGTTTCGCGCAATCATCGCCAACCGCCTGCCGCGTGTGGTTTTTGACGCTGGCGCCGGCGACTTCGAACAATCGCAGATTGATGGCGCCCGCCAGCTGCCCGCGTTCACAGGCGGCGCTGAATATTTCTTCCGCCGACAGTGCAGCCCGCCCACGGATCGAAGCGGGAAATAGCCGCGCGGTTTCCTTCACGGCCGTTCCGTTTCCGTAAACCTCGCAGCTCGAAGCGAACACTACGCGGCCGTCGAACAGTTTCTCCGCGGCGGCCGCGACGATGTTGGTGGCTGAAACGGCGTAGTGGTGATGGGCGCACGTTCCGTGCATGCCCGCCAGGTGCAGAATCACCTGCGGCCGGAAGTACTCGAGCGCCATCTGAAGCTGCCGGTAATCGTTGACATCGCCCACAAAGCTGGGTCGCGATTCATCTTGCGGATGTTTCAGATCGAAACCGTAAACGCTGTGGCCTCCCGCCTTCAACACGCGCAGCACGTGCTGCCCGACATAGCCGCGACTGCCAGTTACCAGGAAACGCCCCGGTTTGGTCTGCCGCGAAATGCTGCGCAGTTGCGCGAGCATTTCCGGCGGGGCGGGCGGCTTCGATGTGAACTCTTTTGCGTTTGCAATCATAGCTCCGCCTCATATTCAAACCGCACCATGTCCGCGGCGGCCCATCGCAGCGCGGCGGCCTTGGCGCGCACGTCTGTAAAATAGGACCGCCACGGACTGCGGAATGAGATCTGTTCGTGAACTACCGGCAGCGCGTCGTCATTCCAGCCCGTTAAACGGTTCAGATCGCCAAGCAGGGACTCGTAATGCAGCACGCCGTCGACAGGTTGCGCGCGAAGATACTCGCAGATTGTGCGGTGGTAGATCCAGTGGAATTTGTCCGGTGGTGAATTCACCAGTTCGCAGAAGTCAGCGAAGCTGCAGCAGCCGTCGCCGTGGTTGGCGTTCCATCGCACCAGGTGGTGCCACAGGCTTACCAGCCGGTCGAGCGGATGTCTGACCACCACGACTTTCGCATAGTCGCGGAATGCATCGGGTACGCGGGTGGTGTGATGGTCGAAACAACCATCGGTTTCACCACAGATATGAATGCCGTTGTGCGTCTGGCAGCAATGCACATGTAATGCGCTGCTGGCCGTTTTCGGCGGCGTCATCAACACCAGACGTTCATCATTAAGCACGATCATGGATTACCACCAGATTAGCCCCAGGCCCCAGGAATTGGCGCCTTTTCCTTGTACCGTGATTGAGCGTCTGCCGATGGCCGCCCACTCAAAAGCCCCGCCGCACGATACCTGATTGTGCTGCGAGTTTGGCATGGGCGACTGAATCACCCGGCCCACGTCGTGCATGATTAGCAGCCCGCCTTCGCGCAGGTGCGCTGTGTAGATTTCCAGATCCGCCCCTACGCTCCGTGGCGAATGCCCGGCGTCAATCAGCAGCACATCAATGCTGCGCCCCCACATTGCATTCTTGAGCTGCTGCTGCGTGCTGGGGTGGTGTGTGTGGCCTTCGATCTGGGCGGCATAGCGCCCCTTTGCAACCTGATGCGCTACAGCCTTCCGCAGCGATTCTCCGCCATCGTTTCCCGGTAGATGCTGTGGCTGGTCGATGGTCACCAGATCGGCCGCCGGCAGGGCTTCGGCAAACCATTGAAGAGTTCCACCATACGCTCCGCCAAGTTCGACAAACAGTTCCGCCGGCCGGGTCGCTTCCAGGTGCGGCCGGATCTGTTCTAGCTCCCATGGGTCGCACATCAAATGCGGTTCGTTCATCGGTGCACCACTCCCTCATCGGTGCAGATTACAGGTAGGCCGGTCAGCTTGTGAATCCGGCGCGCCTGCCAACCGGATGATTCGACGAAAATAGACACCCGGGAGGCCTGCGCGGCGGCCGCCTTATGCTGCGCCACCTGTTCCGGAGTACGCCTGTTTTCCTTGGCCGGAAAAAGATCCAGGCGGCGCGGCCGGATGTTCCAGCGTCGCAGCCAGTCGCGTGTTTCGGATTCGTACCGCGTAATCCGCGCGGTGGCGATCAGCGGCAGATCGGTCAGACGTGCAATCGAACGCGGCCGCGCGTTCTGCAACCATTCGCTGTATTTGCCGTGGTTCTGATCGTCGACCGGGCATTCCTCGCATAACACGCCATCGAAGTCAAAACCGATTCCTCCGCGCAGCCGCGGGTCGCTGGCGTTCCCGTGAACAATCCCATTGTTGAACAGATTCCACTCGAACAAGTGCGGCGATGGAAGCAAGCGTGCGTAGCAATCTACCGCGCTGGCCGCTTCGGGCCGGCAGTAGACCGCTGCAAGAATGGCGTTTTCGCGCAGCAGCGCTTTGCGTGCATTCCTGGCGGCCGCTCCCGAGTAAGCCGAATCGTCGATAACAAACAGCGGCCCAGACTGCCTCGTAAGTCCGCTGGTGCGGCTGCCTGAACCGATAGGCCGCAGACCGTGCTGGCCCGAAAGCTCCCATAATGGCAGATTGAGCGTTGCAGCCAGCAGCGTCGCAGACGCCAGGCCCGATCTGGCCACCCCCGCGATGCCGCGGCAGTCCGCTGGCACGTACTGAACCAGCTCGAGGGAATGTTGCGCAAGCATCGCGCTGGTGATGAAAGTCCACTCGGGTATTGCGCCCGCCGCCAGCGCTGGCAATTCAACGGGCGGCGGCGGTTCGTGTGCGGGGGCGTCGACCGCAATCCGTTGCGGGCATGATGCGCAGACCGGGCGCCCGTGCAAGGCTTTGCCCGCGATGGTGCATTCTCCGAACTGATCGCAACTATACACTTTCAAGGCTACTGCGCCTTCGCACGTCGCGCACGCTTCGGTGCGCAGTAATCGGCCCTGGTGTTTGCATCGCATTTATGAAACTCCAAGCGTTGCGGGCCAGCCCGAAAACTCGCTGCCAGATCCGCCGCTCAGCGTGAAGCCGCCGCAGTCCTGCTCTCCGCTGGCGGTGTAGCTGCAAACGGTGTCTTCAAGCAGCAGCGTCCAGTTTCCAGACGCGAAAGTCAGCGACCATCTTGCCTCTTCGTTCTCGCAGGCGGTAAACAGCGGACCTTCCCACCTGCAGTCTGACACTCTTGCCATCGTGCGGTTTGTCAGGTCGTTGACTTCGGCCGCTCCGCTGCAGCCGGCGTTGCTCACGTTCGGATTGTCGACCACAAGCGTGGAAGGTGGCTCACCACTGCAGCCGGCGCAGTCTCCAAATTCTCCGCCGCCGCCACTCCCGCCGCTGCCGGAACCGCTACCAGACCCGCCGCATTCGCAAACGTCGATGGTCAGCGCGGAAAGAGATTCCACGGTCGTGCAGCCCTGCGCATCGTGGCTGACATTCGCGCGCGTAAATACGAGATTATCGCCCTGCCGGCTGACTCCGGTGATTGCGGTATGCGCGGTGGCTGTGCACGAACCGCCGCTGCCGCTGCCGCTGCCGCCACAACATTCGCAGCAATCACTGCCGCTGCCGCCGCCGCCCGATTCGTCGCAAGATCCAGCGGCTGTCGACAGACTCAACAGGCACCACTGCAAACCAGGCGTTGGCGTTGTGGGCCATAGAATGGCGGCGCTGCCGGCGACGATCGAACGCAACTGAGCGGCGTTGTCCGGGTCGACATCCGCGTAGCGGTGCGATTCATCGCTAATTGAAACGCGGGCCACAGCAAGGCCGCAGATGACTGCGCGGCCTATCTCTCCGTTCCGCACTGGTTCGATCAGCACCACAAAGCCGCCAGCGTGGCTGCAGGTCGGGGTCGCACCTTTTAGCGTCGGACGGTGCACGAATTCATTGAGATTATCATCGGGTCCGAAAACCGGCCCATCAACGCCGAGCGGCTCGCCCGTGCTTCGGTCCGCTCCGCTGGTGTTCTTCACCCAGACCACGCTGGCTTGCGGTTCACGCCGGGTGAAACTGGTCGCCCCTTCTCTGCTGCGAGTCTGGCGCACCAGATCGCCAACCGCATTCCATTCACTGGCGCGAATATGCAGCGGCTGGCCGGGGACGGCTTTCGAAAATTCTGGCATGGTTTACGTGGTAATAATCTGCCGTGCGGCGTTCATGGCGCAGGCGTGGAATTCGGGGGCTTCGTCCATTTCCCCATGCACGCGATTTACAAGGCGTGCGGGATGCAACAAGGTGTCATCGGCTGGAACAACACGGTGGCCCGCCGGCCGGTTCAAGCACTGATGGAACACCCAGGCTTCGCGCACATTGTCGGGAAGCCGGATTACTGGCGGCGCCATCCAGTGAAACTGGCTGTAGCCAGATCCGCCCGCCAGCGCCAGCCAGCGGAAAATCGCCCACGGGTGGCGATACACCGGATCGGATAGTACGCACTTGTCGACATCGAAGCCACGCCGGTTCAACTGCCAGGCCAGTTGCATCGCTCCGTAACCGGCGCCCCAGCTGTAAGCGAACACAGCAATACGGGCATGCTCCCCGTAGTGCTGTGAAATATTGCTGATTTCGGCCGCCTGGGCGGCCCAGTCCGCGTTCCAGCGGTGATGCGAAACACGCAGCCGGCCGCCCTCGCTGAATCCGGCGGCGCGCAGTTTCTCCGCCAGGGTCCACGTTCCTGGCCGTTTGGCTTCGGTCTGCTGGAACCCGGAAATGCAAATGAAGTGGTGTATCACGAATGTAATTCCTGTAACTGGGTTACCAGATGGTCGTCGAGCAAGCCGCGCGCGGCGCAACAACCGGCTGCGAATAATACGGTGCTGAGCAGCTGGCTATGCGCGGAGAATTTGGAAAGGCAGGCAAGCGCGCCTGCCCGGCCGGCCCGGAATGCGCTGGCCGGTGAACGGTCACCTGTCAGCACAACCACGGGAGTCGGGAACCTGGCGATCGCAGCCAATGAATCGGCCAGCCCTGCATCCGGCAGATGCAGGTCCAGCAGCACCAGATCGGCGCCGGCCGCGGCTTTTTTCACGCCTTCGTCTAACCGCGTTGCATGCTGAAAGAGACACAGCAGTCCCAACCGCTCGAGAATGCTCTCGGCCATCAGCACATCGAACGGGTTGTCTTCGACGATTAGGATTCTGAGGGGTTTAGGCTCCATGGTTTAGGTTCCAATTCCCAGGCCGGAAAAGTCGGCCGGTTCGTAAACGGTTTCGACGTAGACCGCGGTCGGCCTGCGAACGCGCTGCTTGGCGGTTTCATCGTCTTTCGGGGACATCCGCACCCAAAGGTACTGATGGCCCTGCTTATCGATGTTCAGCACGTCGCCTATATCGAGGTTCGTCTGATTCTTCTCCATCAGAAAACTGAACGTTACAGTCCAGTCGCCACCCGCTTTACGCGAACCCTGCGCACCTAGAAATAGAACTTCCCCGGCGGCCCAACCTTTGAACGTCGCGTTGTTCGTGCATCCGGTTAATTCGCTAATCGTCTTGGCGAACGCCACCGTCATCTGGGCGGCGGTGAACACCTTGGTTTCGGAATAGCGGAAAGTTGGCACTACGATGTCGGCGCCTTCCACGGAGTCGCCATCGGTGACTTTGATTGCCCCGCTGAATTCGGGGGGTGTCTCTTCGCCAACACCGTAGGAGCTGGTGTTCAGACTGACCTGTATGTGCGTCGTGTTTCCCGACGTGTCGAAAGAGAACTCGGAAGCATCTTCCGGCTGCTGCTCTTCCTGTGCCTGCTCGTTGTCGGGGTGAGCGAACCGGAACACCGCCCGGAAATAGCCGGGCCTGATTTCGTCGAGGTCGATCGACTGCCGCACCAGGTCCTGGTCGACGTTTGGGCCTTCGGTCTTGGCGTAGGCTTCAGCGGTATCGTGCGAAAGGTCTGTGGTTCCGATCACTAGATATGCGATTTCGGTGGTGGATTCTTTAGCCTTTGTGGCGCTGCGCACTTTGCGGCTGTGCCAAACTTCCACCAGGCTGGTGGCGGTTCCTGTCATGCTGTCCTTCCCTGGAATTCTTTCAAAGCCGCTTCCTGCGGCTGCTAGAGTCCGAATGCGAGCGCTGGCTTGCGCTCCATTGCCTCGGCGGCCTGGGCGGTCCGTTCGGTGGCGCTGGCGGTGCGTTCGGAACTCTCAGCGATTTTCTTTTCAATGCTGGAAGTCACGAAACCGAAGCGGCTGGCGGCCGCGCCCGAAAATGTGCCTTTCACCTGGTCGTTGGTCTTCTGCGCGGCGGCCGGTGAAATTGGCGCCGGCGTTTCGCTGCCAACCGGCGCCTTTCCGGTGACGGTTTCCTGCTCTGCGGCCTTGGCTTTTGCGGCCGCGGTCGCGGCGTCAAGTTCGGCCTGCGCATCGTTCAGCCGTTGCTGGGCTGCGGCCATTGTTTTCAGACCTTCGCGTTCGCGCTGGCTGGCGTTCGCATCTAGCAGCATTTCGGCGCCGGCGGCGGCTCCGCCGCCAAACCCTTCCAGCTGCTGCGCGATCTCTTTAAGGCCGCTGAATCCTGTGGCGTCGGCAGCCTGACTGATGATTCTGCCGATCTGCTGCACGATCTGGCCGAAAATACGCACGATTCCAAAGCGCAATTCATCGAATATCCGCAGCGTCAAATTCTTGAAACCAATCCAGCCGCTTTGCAGGTTGCTCAGGCCCTTCTGCCAGATAACCTGCAACGCCAACCACAGAATGTTCGCGGCGGCTTTCAGGTCACCCGCCTTCATTGCAGCCGCAATTCCGCCGAATACGTTTTTCGTCCATGCCCACAGCGCTCCGAACTTGTTGGTCAGGAACGTTACAATCTGACCGCCCACACCGCTGAAATACAGCAGCGCGGCGGCAACCGCTACAACGGCCACGATTACCAGGCCCACCGGACTGACAAGGAAGGCCACCACAGCCACCAGCGCTTTCACCAGCGCAATTGCGATGCCCACAGCGCTGGCCAGTCCGCTGAATGCGAACGCGGCGACACCCGCCGCTGTGCCCAGTGCGACCAGCGCCCCGCCCGCGGCGATAACCCCCGCAATGACGAGAAAGGCGATACGCACAAACTCCTGATTCTTTGCAACCCAGTCGGCAATAACCCGCACCGCCTCCACGGCCAGCGTTACCCACCGGGTGACGATCGGCAGCACCACAGCGCCCACAGTTGCGAACGCATCATCAGCCGCGGCCTGCAGCGCTTTCATCTGATTGGCGAAGCTGCCCGCGCTGCGGGTGGCGTCCCCCTGCGCGGAGGTTGTACCGGCCATGATGATATTCAGCCGCGCTTGCGCCTTTTGTGCGTTGGTCGCGTTGGCCGGATCGATGCCCTGGTTCAGCAGCTCCTGCTTGGTGGCGGCTTCGTCGAGTACAACGCCGTACTTCTTCATCACTGCGCCGCTGCCGGTAAGTGCTGATTGCAGATTCGCCAGCACATCTTCGTCCGCCATGTTGTTGAAGCTCGCCAGGTCCACCGATAGTTCGGTGACTGTTTTACTCATCGCTTCAGCGCTCTTCGGGTCGATGCCCATGGGCACTAGCAGGTCCTGTGCGCTGGCCATGAAGTCCGCAATCTGTTTCTTTGACCTCCCCACCTGGCTGGCGTAATCATCTCCCCAGGCTTTGACCTCTTTGCTGCGTTCTCCGAACACAACATCGAATTTGTTCATCGTCTCCTGCAGATCGCTGGCGCGTTTGACGGCCAGCACAAACGGCGCGGCCATGGCCCCACCGCCCGCCAGCAAACCGGCGCCCATACTCTGCAGCGATGAACCGAACGCGCGCAGCCGCGCGCTCGCGCGGCGCAGGCCCTTCTCCATGCGGTCGCGGATTCCGATTTCAACTTCGGCTTTTCCGCCGCGGATTGCTTTGCTGCTCATGGCGTTACTCTTCCCACGGTCCGATGAACTTGGGCGATGCGGCCGCGTTCTTCAGCGCTGGCCCCATAAACGGATGTTTCGCGTACCGCACGCGACGGCGCCGGCCTTTGCGGCTGGTTACCGTGGCTGTTCCGCCATGCTCATTCAGCTGTGCAGCGTTGTTCTTTGTGTTGAACCGCACCGGCCCGACAACAACGGCGCCCGTCGATGGCTCGTAGGCAAACAGGATCGTCCGCAGGTTGCGGCCGCTTGTGTGCACGCTGGGCGGTTGGCCGGGTGCAGCTGATCGCTTGCGTTTCCGCAGCAGCGAGCGGGCGGCGCGGCGGACAAACGCGCCCTGCCGGCTAAGCGACTTGCGTTTCTTCCGGGTCAGATGCTTGCGTACCGCTTCGCCATCGAAGAAATGCCTGGCTACTCGCATCGTGACACTAACCGGCATCATTGCGGCGCCTTTCAATGCGGGTCAGGTTTAACGGCGGCGGCGGCTGGTCGCTGAACTTTTTGCCGGTCCATGCGCTCGCTACCGCGCCCATGGTGTCGCTGTTGATCGGAATGCCGCCGCTGCTGCTGCTGCGTTCGCTTTCGCTCGCCATCGGGTTGAAGTCAGCTGGCGTGAACGGCTGGCGTTTCCGCTTCGGGTCGCGGTTGGCGTTGGCAATCAGGCAGCACAGCGTTGCGTTCTGCGCCCAGCTGACCCGCGCTTTCGCGATATACATGTGCCACAATTCCGCGATGGAATACGGCCACGGGTCGCGATCTAAGTAGCCGGCGCAGTCCCAGATTATTCCCCACCAGATTGCAGCGCGTTCTTCGCGGCTTGCACCGCCTTGTCCATGTTCCTGCTCAGGAACTGGTCCATCTGCGGGCTGTTCGCAATCTCCATCGCTGCCGCCCCCGCCTTCTCTTCCGCTGCATACATCTTCTGGAGGACAATCTGCAGCGGCTTCCGTTTGTCCTCTCGGGAAAAAGCAATGACAGCCTGCATAAACGCGTAGGTGGCGTCACCCAGCACCGTGTCGTCGGCGGATTCCCAGAATTGTTCTTCTGAGATTCCCGCCGCGGCTGCCTGCCGCTCGAGCAGACACCACAACAGGTTGCAGAAGTCGAGCGGATTCCTCGCCATCTCCTTGAACATCTGGCCGTCCGCAGAGCCCAGCAGATCGACACCCAGGGCGGCCTTGACCTTTCGAACCTGGGCCACAGTGATGGCGAGCGTCCACCGGCGGCCGGTGGTGTCGGTGAAACTCCGCTGAGCAGCTTCGGGCGCCGCTTCCTGCGGCTTTGCCGGCGTCGAGGCCGGATCGTCTGTAGAGTTCATAGTTTGGATTCCGTTCCAATGATTTCCCGGTAAAGCGGTATCGCGGTTTACGCGGCGGCCGCCACCAGGCGGTGGTATTGCTCGGCCGGCAACGCAATCAGCGGATCGCCCCGGTAGTTCTCCGCTTTAGCAGCTTGGTGGTACACGTTCAGCGCTTCGCGCGCTTCATCGTCTGGCAGGCGCCTGGGGTCGACGGCTTCAACCAGCTGGCGGAAGTCGGATGATGGCAGTTCCGCCATAGCTCCCTGCCTGGCTTCAGCGAATCCGTTAGCGCGTTCGATGTGAGCATCCAGCCACGCGTCGCCGCTATTTTCTGCGGCTGCGGCCGCTAACGGTTTCAGTTCGGGGCGCGGCGGGGTAGGCTTTTCCGGCGCGGGTTTAACGACTGGTTTTTCCTGAGTTTTCTGGTTTTCGCTCATGCTTCAATCCTTGATTGCGTGTCTGGTGTGGCTTCGCTGGCGGCGCAGGCGTGGCGTCGCTGCGGCGACTGGCGTGGCGGCCCGGCCCCGGTCGCGTTTTTAGGCGATCGTGACGAGTTCGGGTTCTACAAGCGCGTCGCTTTCTTCGTGGTCTGTCGGCTTCATGGTGACGCTGATCGTCGTGCCTTCGGTGAGCGGCTGATCGTTAGACAGATCGAACACTTCAAAGAATGCCTTGAAGCCGCGGGCGCCGCTGGTAGCGATCGCCTGGTCCATTGCAGCCCACTGAATGGGCGTATCGTTCACGAACGAATCGAGCAGCACCGCGTAGTCCGCATCCGTGCCTTTTTTGTAGCGGTAGGTGAAACTGATTTCGCCTTCCTTCAACGTGCCCTTTTTCAACACCCAGTCGCTTTCGCGCCTCGACACGTCGGCTTCGCCTTTGGTGAGCGGCGTGTTTAAGTCGCTTACGCGGTTCACCTGCACCCACACCGGCGATGCGTTGGTTCCGGTGTTGCGGTACAGCAGGCCGTCCTTGCCTAGCATGCTCATTGTTTATTCTCCCGGCGGATCAATTCCGCGGCTGGTGTTGAAGGTTAATCTTCGATATCCGACTTGTACTGCAGCTGAATGATCGCGAGGTATTCGCGTTGGGTCAGCTTTTCCGGGTCAGCGATCGGTTGCCTTTCGTAGCTTTCCAGAGTGGCGCCAGTGACTGCCAGGCTACGTGCAAAACGTTCGATCTGTTCCGCCAGGTAGGTTAAGCCGTCCAGTTCGGTGCTGGCGGATGACTCGTCACCGGCGATTAGCTTTTTCCTGATGGCGATACCTACGCTGGGCGATTCCTCCCAGACGTTGCGCGCTACCTGTTCTGAGTTCTTGCCCGATGGCGCCACCACAACCCGCAACGTTGCAATTGCAGGCGTATCGAGTAGTTCAATGTGCTTGCGCTCCGCGGTGAACGCGATTGAAAAATCTTCCACGTTCAACGCGGTGACAACTTCCTCCGCGATGGAATGCTCCAGACTCAGCGGCATGGTTACGATTCCGTTTCCGAAATTAGGACCGCGTTAACCCGGTAGGCGGTTCTGAACCGGTCGGTCCATCGCCAAGCCGGATCGGGCGGCTGCGGGTTTACTTCGTAGGTGGCAACCGTGGCGCCGTCGTCAATTTCGAACGTGTCACCCAGCTCCGGCTCCACAGCCGTTGCGCCGAACTGATAATCAGCCGGCCATACAATGAACTGTTCGCGGTGTTCTTCGCTACCGACCACCTCGCTGGCCGTTTCTAGTTCGCTCTGCGAACGGCCCCGGCCTATCGCTGTAATGGAATGCGACTCTGCGCCGCGGCGGATTGTCGCTGGCGTCGCGGTGGCGGCAATCGCCATCCGCACAGCCACCTTTGCGGTCCGCAGCAGCAAGTTGTTCAGCGCCATCGATTGCACCCGTGTATGGCGGCGCCGCGCGTCGCGCTTTGCGTGCTTCGCGCCGGCGCCCTTCTTTCAGTTTCTAAAACACAAGCTGAGCAATTACGCTCTTGTCGCTCGCGTCGCCTGCGCCGCTGTTCACGGCTTTCACCCGCAAGTAGCGGTCGACATCGACCGGCAGGCGGACTTGCTTCGTTTGCGCTGCTGCGCCCGCGCCCCCGGCGCCGGTCTGCGTAATGACGTTGCCGTACAACAGCGTTTCGTCGCTGAAGTCGCTGCTGGCCGCGGCGTAAACGTGGTAGATCATCGTTTCGGTGTTCGGCAGGTCTCCCACATCGAGCGCTGGCGCCACAATTTCCAGCTCGCATTCTGCAACGAAGTCGCCTTTGGAGCCGTTTTGCAGATCGATTCCAGCGGTGGCGACCGTTGCAGCTCCGTTCGGCAAGGCGATGGTCTTTTTCAGGTTGGCGTCTTTGGTGCTGTATGCCATGCCCGCGCTGCCGGCCCCAATGGCCACTATCGTGGCGATGTCCAGCGGCAGGTATTGCGCAGCCAGCAGGCCGACCGCCAAAGTGGCGACGATCGCGCAGAACGCGAAAAACGGTTTCGGTTTCATCGTAGGTTCCTCGGTTGGTTCGGTTGTGGTTGCCGCGGTGGCCGCGGGAAACTGCGTCCAGATCTGGCCGCCGGATCGAGCGGCCGCACCAGGTTTAGAGCGTCAACGATTCGATATCGACGATGCCATCGGTGGGAATCAGCGGAATGCCTTCGTAGTTCGTTGGCGTCGGCGCTTCGGCGCCGGTGGTGGTGGTCGCTGTTCGCGATGCTCGCAGCTGCTCAATGCTGCGGGTGGTGGCGAAAATCACCGTGGGCCGCATCTTGCGTTTCTGCAGGTACTTCTGCACGGCTTTGCCCAGCAGCGCATCGGTCAAACCTTTGCCGGCGTCTTCCGTCAGCTTCTTAATGCGGCAAACGCTGTAGCGCTGGGCTACCTGCAAGCCGGGGTAGGCCAGCAAGGTCTGAACGTAGCCGTCGTACTTTTTGGTGGCGTCGTTTGCGTCGGTCAGCGTTTCGATGCGCACGTCGCTCAGGTCGAACATGCCGCCCTGACCTAACAGGTGCTTCACGTCGCGCGTTCCAAACCGCGCAAGCCACACACTGCTGGCTGTGTCGGCGGTCGTGCCGCCGGCATCGATCACAAGGTCGGGGTCGACCGATTGCAGCAGGCCGGGGAAGCCTTCCGCATCTCCGTGCACCGGGTCCACGCCGTAGAAGAACTGCCGGCCCCAGTCCTGCACGCCTCCCTCCATGATTCCGAGCGCTTCGGCCGCCAGATACGCGGGCCAGCCATCTTCGTGACGGTCGGCCGCGGCGCGGTCGGCTTCGAAGCGCTTGTCGAACGTCTTGACACCGTAGGTGCGGTTTTCCCAGCCGCTGCCGGCCGGCGTTACACCGGCGTTTACAGCGCGAAAGCTGCCGCCCTTCGGCACGCTGGTGCGCACCAGCGTGGTGAATTGCATTCCTTTCACGGTGCGTGCATCCGCGGCCATAGGAATAGTTTCGCCGCTGAATGGGTGGCGGCCGCTGATCTCCGGGTGCATCTGCGATGCTTCTTCAACAATTCCAACCTCGGCGTCGCCAAGGTTGTGTTTTGCAATGGTTAGCAGGTTGGGCATTTCTTCCTTCTCCGTTCCGGGTCGTGTGGGTCGTGTGGGTGATTTGGTTGGCGGCTTTGGCGGCCTACTTAGCGGATAGCTTCAACGTCTCCGCGTAGCTGCCCAACTTTTCGCCCAGCGCGTCGGTATACTTTCCGGGCTTCTTGCCTTCGTCGGCTCCGCCAGTACTCAGGCCCTGCTCTCCGCTGTCCTGGTTGTGGTTACTGGCCGCTTCGAACCGCTGCAGCTCTTCTTGCATGTCGGTGGCCTGCTCGAAGCTGTAGCCCTTCTCGAACCACGTAACGCCCCGTTCAGCTCCGAAGGCGGCGGTGAACTTCCGCAGCTGGGAGACGGCCCCGCCTCGGCTTTGTTCGCGGTCATCGTCCGCGGCGGCGTCGCCTTTGCCGGCGTCGCCTTCGCC